TTTGTAATAGCACCTAATTTACTTATATCTCCACTTGCTAATCTGTACATCACTCCGAACCATCCCCATTTTTTTGCAAACTTTTCATCTGTAGTGATTGTTTCAACTCCTTCATCTGATCCATTAAATACAACGGCAAAATCGTTGATAGTTCGTTCCCTAAAGTCCAAAAAAAAACCAAGCAACTATTAACATCTATAGCTTTCATCTTCTTAAACTTTTCTGCTCTCATTCTAACCTCGCTACCTTCGTATCTCTTAATAGTATAGTATTTACCATTCTTCTCTACTATTGGTCTATAAAGAACTGCCATCATCTTAGCTAAGTTATTCTCTATCCCTGCCTGTATGTAGGTTTCTATATCTGCATATTCTCCAAGTGTTATCTCAGATAGATCAGGATGAAACCCATACTCTACTCCTTCTACTTTTATTATCTTCTTTAACCTACTTTTAGCTTTGTTTTGCAACTCAGCTATCTTGTTTAGAATATTAGATACATCATTTATACTTAACTCTTTTACAAGTTTTCTCGGTATGTCTGATAACATAGTTATCGTATCTAATGCTTCTTTGGTCTTTGACTTATTACCATTAATAAGTTTTGCCCATTTTTCAAGTGTTACATCATCCCAACTGTTAATAAGATTGTAAGATTTTTTCTTACCATCTTTCTTAATGTTTACTTGCATAATATATAATAGAATTATTTGTTATTTAGTTTAAAATCGTATATTTGCCTGTTTTCAATAAAATTTTTGTTTTTCATTTAAAGTGCAGCTTTTATAGTTGCACTTTTTTATTGTACAAAATACCTACCTGCATTAGGGTTGTCTAAGTGATAAATTACGTTATACCTAATGCCATCTATTGCGTGATTATAACTATCTACATATAGCTTACTGCCTTTGTCTGCATATACATAGTTATTTAACTCTTTAATTATGTTTGTTGATTGTGAAGTAACTACTAATTCATAATCTTGCATACGAGTAACACCACTTTCTATTGTACCTTTCTTTACAGGTTTTATGTTTACTCCTAAGTGTCTTAAATCTTCTATTAATCTAGGTTCTGCACTATCTGCTATAATTAGCTTGTTCTCTACTTTCTCTAATATTATCTTAGCTAGTTCGTGTGATTTTAAACCATTACGATATATATGTTCTCTTAGATATATCTTCATTTTCTTTTTGTCTATTGCTACTTCTGTTAGTGAATCAGGATCAACAGAAAACCCAAAGTCCATACCACAAGATGTCTGTAGGTTGTCAGGATTAAATTCGCCTATTGTCCAATTCTCAAATACAACACCTTCTGCTTTGTCTAGCCAACCCCCTAAAATTTTGTGTTGGTACTTCTTTGTGTTAGTGCTTTTAATTCTATAAATCCTTTCTAAGAAACTTTTAGATAGGTTAGACCTATTATCTAAGTAAGTAGTATGTATATAGCACACATTGTCCTTAATGCCGTTAAAACCGCTTAAAACACCTCTCTCTTCAAAAAACCTTTTATATATCCAATGTTCTTTAGTTACAGGATTTAATACTAAGATAATTCTATTCTGTACTTTTTTCTCTCTTATACTAAGGTCTATAGTGTCAAAGATATTCTCATCTATTAGTTCTTCTGCTTCATCAAGTACCCAACAGTTTATACCTTGTAAAGATTTAAGTGATGCAGTTTGATTACCTGATGATGTCTTTATACCCCTAAATAGTATATCACTCTTTGTAGATGTATTTACTACTTCTGCTTTATTTATACTAAAGATAGTTTCTAAACCTAATATGCCTATCTTTTCTAAGAACTCAGGAATAATAGATAGATGTGCAGAAACCATTGTATATCTTGTAAACAATACTCTTACACCTTGCGACATAGTAAGTAATGTTAAGAATACTGTTACTGCGTAGGACTTACCTGATCCTCGACCACCTGTGATTATATAATACCTACAGTTAGATGAAAATAATGCACTATACTTTTTATTCAGTTTCGGTCTCAACAAAGTTTATTATAGGTATGTTTAAAGTTTCGCTATTACTCGTTACATCAACTCTTTGTTGTGGTTTACCATAGAAGTATTCAAAGAACAACTTTACTGCCCATACTTCTTTATTCTTTAGACCTATCTCTAATGACTTTAAAGCATCTGCATTCATAGGTGTTAAGTTCTCTATTAGCTTTTGTTCTTCTGATTTGCTTTTGCGACCTGCACCTTCTCTTTTACCACCGTG